CCTTCCATAATGCCTTCTACAAAAGCGTCTGGAGCACTTGGGTCTGCGACTATATCAGCCGCGGTTGCAAGGTAAAAATCGTCTTTAACTACATTAGCACCACCTACATTTGCAAGTGTGCCCATTCCTCTACTTGAAACACCTAATTTTGCACCCTCGTCAATTAAACTTTTCACTATTTTTCCATATGGGGTTTCTAAAATTCGTGCCTCACCTATAAAATTACTGCCTTCTGGATATAGAGCCTTTATCATGTGCGAAACTCTTTCTAGGTTTACCGTTGGGCCATCAGGATGACCAAGTTCGCCGAATGCTCTGTTTTTATTGATGAACTCTCTATTGTATCTTACAACTTCTTTTTGTAAGATTTCTTTAGGATAGATTCTTCCATTCCTATTTTTTACGTCTGATTGCATGAAAATACCTTTGATAGAATAGTTTTTTTTACCATTCTTTTCTTCTACGATATATTCTGCGTTTGATATTTCTTCGGTTATTAATTTCATTTGTATCTATCTCTAATTTCTCTCTAATATTTATACAAATTGCTATCTAAATACCACTAAAATCGTATAATTATCACCTATTGCAAAATTCTTTGTAGATAATAAAACATCGCCTGTTGGTGTCGTTGCGTTGTTTGTTATCTCATTACCATCAGCACGTAAGTCCCAAAAACCTTGACCAGACAACAAAACTGCCGTTGCATTTTCTGTACCATCCCATATCAATTCTACTGCTGATTTAGGGTTTGCAGTATTAATTGAATAAAAGATTTTTGATATTTTACGATTGCCGTCTTCGGTCATAAAAGTTGTTGCGCTAGCGTCAACTTTTTTAACTAAAGTTTCACCTGTGCCGTCAGAATAATTAGTCATCTTAACGGCAAACTTTACGCCTGTCGTATCTGTTAATGTTTGTGTAGATACCGTGTCAGCCATGTTAGTGTCCTACGCCTACAGCAGTAGCACTTACAGCACCACTAGATGATATTGTATGCTTAGCATGTTTTTCAATAGTGATTTCATCGCCTGCTGTGTGTAACAAAGTTGTACCTAAAGTTGTACTACCATCTTTAACCGTAATAGTATTACTACCTGCAGTAGCAACTATTCTTACAAAGTGTGCTTTACCAATATCGTTATCAGATAAAGTACCTGCAACAGCTGATCCTTTTAGTATAAATGTTCCCATTTCTATCTCCTTAAAATTGTTAACGTTTCTTTATCAAAATACGTCATTAAATCTTGTTTACTTACACCAAATTGTTTTGCAGCTGTATTGACGTTTTTTTCAAAGTTTGATATTACATCTGCGTCTTTGTCAGCAGCTCTGAATATCATATCTACAGCACGCTTCATTTTAGGCGTAAGTTTATTGTATTGCCTAGTACGTTTGTAATCGTTGCCTTCAGTTATATTATCTTTAATAAAATTACTGAGCCACTTCATCACTTGCTACCTCTGGTGCAGGAGTTTCAGCACTTATATCATTACCACTAAACACATTCGCTTCTGGAGCGTCTGCGCCTTGTTGTCCTGTAAATACTGATCTAGCCACATCAACTTTAGCGTCATCTAAGGCTGCACTAACTTTATCTGCAAGAGCATTTTTTATATCATCTCCTGCCTGTTTAGCGTCACCTTTTTGTAGTGAATTAACAAACTTGTTTAAATTTTCTTTACTCATACTATTATTTATCTCCTATTACTTTTTTTCTTTAGGTGCTTCTGCCTTTTTTTCTTCTTTTTTAGGCTCGGGCTTCACTTCTTGTTTTTTAGGAGCAGGTTTCTTTTCTACGTAAGGAACGCCACCTGCACCATATCTAATTACTTCTTCCGACATCTTTTTCTCCTTCTTTTGGTTTTAATGTTGGTTCTTCTTTTTTACTGCCATTCGCTTCTTTACGAGGCGTGATGACAGGGACTTCTTCGGCTTGTCCTTCAGAACCTTCTTCTTCAATTTGTTTATCAATTTCTTCAATTTCTGTTTCATTTTGTTTTAATATCTTGGTTCGTATATACTCGTTAGAGAAATATTTACCAACATAACCTTCTAATTGTTGAGCAAGTTGCACTCTTTCTCTCATCATTTCGCTGTGCTTCAATTCAGCAAAATAACCATCTTGTAAGAAAGAATATGTAATATCGCCTTGCATACTATCCCATTCTTCAGGTGCAATGACGCCTTTTAAAATCAATTGTGTTTTCAATAGATCATGGAAAAGCATACAGAATTTTTTACGTAGTCTGCCTACAAATTTAGTAAACTTAACTTCATCTCTACTAATTTCAGCTGCACGACCTAGATTAAATCCTTGACCGCCTTCTAATCTACTGATTGGTATATTAAGTGAACGATATAGTTTCTTTTGGAAGTATTCTATATCTGCAATCTCACCTAAATTTTGACCACCTGGTAAAGTAGTAATTTCAGTACCTCTCCCACCTTCTCTACGAGGTAACCAAAAGTCTTCTAACATACTCATATAGTTTCTGTCATCTCTTATTTCACCAGTACTTGCGTCATATACAAGTTTGTTTCTATATCTAGCCATAACATCTCTTAAATATTGTTCAGCCTTGATTTTAGGTAAGTTACCTACATCAATATAGAATATTCTTCTTTCTGGTGCACGAGCAATTCTGTATATTACAACAGCGTCTTCAATCATTCTTAATTGATTGACAGGTTTAATTGCTTTATGTAAATAAGATAAAACTTGATTGTGAGTCTGATCTACTAATCCAGACGGACAAAATGCAATAGCGTCTGTCGCTATTCTTAACCCACCTGCGTTTGATGTAGCAGTAGGGTGTATTCCTCTTTCGTTGAATATATAATATTCTTGGAATTTGTTTTCAAAAGCAAATGAAGAAGGCATACCATCTGTTCTTTGCTTTCTAACCTCTCTAATCTTTTTGATTTTACGAGGGTCTATATATCTTAATTCTGTTATCCCTAATCTAGGACTATCTTTGTCTATAATTTTATGATAGTACATTCTACCATCTACGTACCATCTTCTAAAGATGTCATGTCCTTTTATATCAAAGTTTAATAACTTTAATACTTCTAAAAAGGATTCTCTTATTTTCTTTTTGATTGATTCGCTGTACTCTATTTTACTTAAATCTAGTTGTACAGATTGTTGATTTTCATTAGATACAATTGCTTCTGAAATTATATCTTCAATTGCTAGGTCGCACTCGGGATGTAGTGCTACTTCCCTATATCTTCTTATTAAGTCTAGCTCGTTTCTAGCCGTTACATCAAATCCACCGTAAGACGCAAAGAACCCACCAGCAGGGACGGTTTGTGTACCGTCCTCCGCTTGTGGTGGAACTATGTTTTGTCTTGCATCGGTTGTAGCGGTTTTTGTACGCTCTATCTTAAACCCGAATAGTTCAGCCATAATTTAGTTTCTCCTGTTACTATTACTTATGTTAATATTAAGTAGTAGTATTTGTTTCAAAGTATTGGTATCTATGTGTAGCAGTAAAACTCTCTACGGAGTTGTTATCACTATACGATAGAGCAATATCATCCAGAGTTGTTGGAAACATTCCTCTGAACGTGTATGATTTAATCACGTTACCATTTCGGTCTAACTGATCTACAAATGCGTCAACTTGATAATCAACAGGATTTACTAATCCTTCGTTATCTGACATATTGTTGATACCGTTTAACCATCTTTCGTATGCGTTTCGGATTAAGAAGTTTGTATCATTTAAGATAGTTGTAGTCCATGTAGCAAATGTTCTATCACCTGCAACATATAACTCCCTACCTCTAAATGGTATTGCAACTTCCGTTACCGTCATACCAGGTAAAGATGTAGATGTAGTTAAGAAACTCATAGTTTCTGTTTCAGCACCCACACTTGCGAAACCTGGGAAAGGCATTGTTACTCTAAACTGATTGGCACGAGCTCCACCGCCTCTTAACTTAGCTTTAAAGTCATTTATATTTGGCATGTGTTTATCCTCCTACCACTTCTTCAAATGCAACGCCTGATCTTGTCGCAACGAATTGTAGTTGTATAAAGTTAATTGATCTATTTGGTTTAACAAATATATCTGCTCTAAACTCATTTCTATCAATGACATCAGCAGTATTGTTAGAAGAATCACAAGTAACTAAAAAGTCTGTAACTCCTCTTCTACCTTGTACATCTCTTAAAAATGGTTCAACTATGTTTCTAAATTGAGCTCTTGTAAACTCGTCATTAAATTCAAATAGTTGAAATTTAGAAGCTGTTGAGATTGCCTTCTCTAAAGTGATAAACAATCTTCTAACGTTTATTCTATCAAACGCACTCGGCTTTGTTAATCCAGTTTTATCACCAAACAATAAAGTACCTTGTCCTGGTAATGTTACAACTGGGTTAATTCTAGCTCTGTACAATTCATCCCTTTGTTCTTTTGTTGGGTTGTAAGCAAGTTTAACCGCACCTCTAATTACTCCTCTGTTGAAACCAGCAGGTGAGAACCATGTATCTGCGATTAAGTCTGTTCTTGCAGCCAATCCAGCAACGTCTCCGTTTAAAGGAACATATCTGAATACGTCATTATATTTGTCGTATGTGTATTTGTAACCACTATCAAATACTACGTAAGATGATGATCTGATACCATCAAAAAATCCTTTTACGTTAGTTGTTTGAGTAGTTGAATTTGTTACATTTACAACATCTGCTCTTTCAGGTGATACAAAAACGATTGCGTCTTTTCTGTTTTCAGCGATAGTAATTAGGTTATCTATGTGAGTAGCGTCACCTTTACCAGCGATGATTAAGTTTGCGTCAACCGTGTCTGCGTCATTGTATTTTTCGTAAGCAGTTTTTAATT